CTACATCATTTGATTCAAGAGATCATTGGAGAGATTATGTATTAACTCTATTTAAGGAACCGGGTCAATATGAATTTGATGAAGTAAGTAATGAGATATTCATTATTGAGTCAGCTAAGTTTAGAAAAGATAAAGTATATTGTACAGCTCCTTTTAAATCTAAAGACTTTATAAACTATTGGGAAGATCAAAAGACTAAGTGTAGACTAGGAGTAATAATCAAGTCTAAAGATAAAACTTGGTATCTATCAAGAGATTATTATATGTGGTTAAACTTCTTACCTATCTTTGATAAGGAACAACAGAAGTTTGACTTTGCTCAGATACGTGATGCACAATATCATATGGCTTTATATGAGATACTAGCAGAGTTATTCTATAAGCATGTGGCTATATTAAAGAAAAGACAGATAGCATCATCATACTTTCATGCAGGTAAACTTATAAATCAATTATGGTTTGAAGCCGGAGTTACACTTAAAATGGGTGCTTCACTTAAAGATTACATTAATGAAAAAGGTACTTGGAAGTTTCTATCAGAATATGCTGCCTTTTTAAATGAACATACTGCATGGTATAGACCAATGTCACCAGATAAAGTAATGATGTGGCAACAAAAGATTGAGATTAGAAAAGGAGATAGAAAAGCTGAAGTAGGTTTAAAAGGTACTATACAAGGTATGTCTTTTGAAAAAGATCCTACTAATGGTGTAGGGGGACCAGTTAAGTTCTTCTTTCATGAAGAGGCCGGCATTGCTCCTAAGATGAATACAACCTTTGGATATATTAAACCTGCACTAAAATCAGGTATGATTACTACAGGATTATTTATTGCTGCGGGATCTGTGGGTGATTTAGATCAATGTGAGCCCCTTAAGAAAATGATATTAGATCCTGAAGCAAATGAGATATATGCTGTAGAGACAAATCTAATAGATGATGAAGGTACTATTGGTATGTCAGGATTGTTTATACCAGAACAGTGGTCAATGCCTCCTTACATAGATGATTATGGTAATAGTTTAGTAGAAGAATCTCTTGTAGCATTAGATGAGTATTTTGAGAAAATAAAAAAAACAATGGATCCTGAAGATTATCAATTAGAGATATCTCAGCACCCAAGAAATATTGCGGAAGCATTTAGACACAGAAAAGTATCTAAGTTTCCATCTCACTTAGTAACTGCACAGATAAGAAGAATAGAAGATAAAGAATATGGATATGAGTATCTAGATATCTTTAGAGATGAAACCGGTAAAGTAAAAACAAAGGATAGTAATAAACTACCTATCAGAGAATTTCCAATGACTAAGAAGACTGAAGATAAAACAGGAGTCTTAGTAGTATGGGAAAGACCTCAAGGTACTCCCGGGTTTGGACAGTACTATGCATCAATTGACCCCGTGGCAGAAGGAAAGACAACTACCTCAGACTCACTATGTTCCATATATGTAATGAAAGCTCCTGTAGAAGTAACTAAGGTTACAGGTATTGATACTGAAACATATATAGAAGAAGATAAGATTGTAGCTGCATGGTGTGGTAGATTTGATGATATCAAGCAAACCCATGAAAGATTAGAAATGATCATTGAATGGTATAATGCTTGGACAGTAGTAGAGAATAATATCTCTCACTTTATCAATTACATGATATCAAAAAAGAAACAAAGATACTTAGTACAGAAAGATCAGATCATGTTCCTTAAAGATTTAGGTGCTAATAAAAGTGTATTTCAAGACTATGGTTGGAGAAATACCGGAGTATTATTTAAGCATCACTTATTAAGTTATGTGATAGAATATACTAAAGAAGAATTAGATACTGTAACAAAAGAAGATGGTACTATAGTTAAAACTAAATATGGTATTGAAAGAATTCCAGATATAATGTTACTTAAAGAAATGCATGCATATGTAGATGGACTCAACGTGGATAGGTTAGTAGCCTTCTCTGCACTAGTTGCTTTTATGAGAATACAACAAGCAAATAGAGGATACACTAAGAAAGTAATCATGGATGATGCAGGTAAAAATTTGGAAAAGTCAAAAAATTTGTATAAATTAACTAGTAATCCCTTCCGTAATTTAGGGAAAGGAATGCGTGTTAATGGAGAGTTATTCAAGAAAAGCGCATTTAAAAATTTTAAATAGAAACTATGCAAGTAATAAACGCACTGCAAGCTAAGGCTGGGGCTAAAGTAAAACAAAATAGACTGGGTAGTGTTACTCAGCCATTACAGTTTATCCCTAAGTCAGAGAAAGATGATCATTGGGCTGCATGGAATTTAGATTGGTTAGAGTGGCAAGGACTTAAACAGATCCGTAGAAATGCCCGGAGACTAATGAAGAACTATAAACTTGCTAAAGGTATTATAGATAAAACAGATTATATCATTGAGGATGATAATGAGTATAGAGATATAATAGATACTCTTACTAAGGAAGATGCAACAGCATTGGAACTTAAATTTTATCCAATAATACCTAATGTAATTAATGTTCTTGTAGCTGAATTTGCTAAGAGATCTACTAAACTTACATACCGTGCAGTAGATGAATTTTCATATAATGAAATGATTGAGCAAAAAAGATCAATGGTAGAAGAGACTTTGATGTCTGAAGCACAAGTTAAAATTAAAAGTGCAATGATGGAACAAGGCTTAGATCCTCAATCAGAAGAAGCACAACAAGAATTAAGTCCAGAAAAATTAAAATCATTACCAGAAATTGAAGCATTCTTTAAAAAAGATTATAGATCAATGGTAGAAGAATGGGCTACACATCAACATAAAGTAGATGTTGGTAGGTTTAGAATTGAAGAATTAGAAGAAAGAGCATTTAGAGATATGCTTATTACTGATAGAGAATTCTGGCATATGCGTATGATGGAAGATGATTATGAAGTAGAATTATGGAATCCTGTATTATGTTTCTATCACAAATCTCCAGATGCAAGATATATATCACAATCTAACTTTGTAGGTAAGACTGATATGATGACTGTAGCAGACGTTATTGATAGATATGGATATCTTATGACTCTAGAGCAAATGGAGTCCTTAGAAGCCATCTATCCTATAAGATCAGCAGGTTATAATATTGGTGGTTACCAAAATGATGGAACATTTTATGATGGTACTAAATCACATGAGTGGAATACTAATATGCCTTCATTAGGAATGAGACAACTTACTACTGCAATGGCTAATTCAGCCCATAATGGTGGAGATGTTATTAACTATATTTTATCAGAAGGAGAAGACTACTATGAACAAGGTACAGCATATTTATTAAGAGTATCAACAGCATATTGGAAATCACAACGTAAAGTTGGTCATCTTACTAAAGTAGCAGATAATGGACAAGTTACTGTAGAAATAGTATCTGAAGATTATAAAGTAGTAGATAAACCTATCTATGATACAAGATTATTTAAAAATAAAACTAAAGAAAATGTAATTCATGGTGATCATATTGATTGGATATGGATTAATGAAGTATGGGGTGGTGTAAAAATTGGACCTAATATTCCATCTTTTTGGGGTATGAATAATCCTGGAGGATTTACTCCTATATATGTAGGTATAGATAAACAAATGATTGCACCACTTAAATTTCAATTTAAAGGTGATAGTAGTATTTATGGATGCAAGTTACCAGTAGAAGGTGCTGTATTTTCAGATAGAAATACTAAATCAACTGCATTATTAGATTTAATGAAACCATATCAAATTGGTTATAATATTGTAAACAATCAGATAGCAGATATACTAGTAGATGAATTAGGTACAGTTATCTTATTGGATCAGAATGCATTACCAAGACACTCAATGGGTGAAGACTGGGGTAAGAACAATCTTGCTAAAGCTTATGTAGCAATGAAGAATTTCCAAATGCTTCCATTAGATACATCAATAACCAATACAGAAAATGCACTTAATTTTCAACATTTTCAAAAATTAGATTTAGAACAGACCAGTAGATTAATGTCAAGGATTCAATTAGCCAATTACTTTAAGCAACAAGCATATGAAGTAATTGGTGTGAATCCACAACGTATGGGTCAACAATTATCTCAAACTACAGCAACTGGAGTTGAACAAGCAGTATCTGCATCATATGCACAAACTGAAGTATACTTTATACAACATTGTGATTACTTAATGCCAAGAGTACACCAAATGCGTACTGACCTAGCACAATTTTATCATAGTACTAAACCATCTCAAAGACTTACTTATATGACAAGTGCAGATGAAAAAGTAAACTTTGAAGTGCATGGTACAGATTTAATGCTTAGAGATTTAAATATATTTTGTACTACAACTGCTAATCATAGATCTATTTTAGAGCAATTAAAACAAATGTCATTACAAAATAATACTACTGGAGCATCTATATATGACTTAGGTAAAGTAGTACAATCTGAATCTATTGCTGAACTTAATCATGTACTTAAAGATTCTGAAGCTAAAATACAACAACAGAAACAACAAGAACAACAGAATGCTCAACAAATGCAACAAGAAATGCTTGCATCTCAAGAAAAGCAAAAACAAATGGATATACAAGCTAGAGCTGAAGAACAAGGAAGACAACTTGAAAATAATGTTGTTGTTGCTGAAATTAAAGCTGCTGGATATGGTGCAGCAGTTGATGTCAATCAAAATCAAATGTC